ACTAGGATCTGTCTTCATAGGAAAAGAAAATACAGAATTATTAGGTTGCATCACATCATCTTCACAAGGTATGCCTTGATCTGCCATAAACTGTGTTAATGGATCTTTCTTATCTCCTCTTACTGTTCTAATGTAATAAGGATTATGTCTAGCATGAATACCACTAGCACTGTCAACTAATTGACTAACTGTACCTGAAGGTTTAACACATGTAATAGCTGTTGATTGTGGTATACCTAGTTTCTTTGCCCATTCTTCATTAGTTATTACAGCTTTATGTCGCATCTTACCTAGTACATCTGGTAACTGAGTTCTCATTCTAGATAGTAAACTATTATCCATAATACCTGTAAGAGATACACCAAGTAATCTTTCTTCTTCCGTATTAGTCTGCCATCTTTTTCTAAGATAACCAAAGCTAGTTAATGTAGCTTGTATTGTACCTAGTATAGTAGCTACCTCTATCTTACTATGTAATATTTCTTCTGTATCTGTAGGTCTTACAACAACCTCTGTTAAGTTACAAAATTGATTAGGTCTTAATATAATCTCACTACAAGGATTAGTTCCAAAGTCCCATTCACTATTACGTCTACCATTTTCTTTTGCTTTAGCTTGAGCAGATTGTCTATTGAAAATACCACGTTCACCAGACTTACTTTCATATAATGATAACCATTCTTTCATAAAGATACCTGCATCTGGTTTCTCTGTGTAAGCTACAGAGTTATTAGCTAATGCTCTTTCAGGATTAGTCTCCCACCAAGCACCAGACTTTGCTGCTCTTAATCTTTGATCTGATAAGTTTGATAAAGATATAAGAGCTGACCTACGAACACCACCTACTACTACTACTTCTCCTGTTTTACATACTATATCATGTGCTTCCATAGCATTTAGCTTTCTACCTTTAGCATTTTTAAACTTCTCAATAGTAAAATCAAATAGATTAACTAAAGGTTGAGGACCACTAGCTCTACCACCAAATGTTTTTAATCTTTCACCAGCAGGTCTTATTTTAGTTACATTTATTTTAGGTATTCTATTTGTATATAAGTAAGATATTAAATCTTTAAATGCTCTTGCCCATCCTTCTTTAGAATCAGCTACAGATATAACATCTTCTGTTTTTTCAAACTCTTTATCTGGTATTGTAGGTAGCTTATCTATGTATTGTCTTTCAACAGAAAAACCTACACCTGTACCATTCATAAGTATATATAATACTTCATCAAAAGCTTTAGGACTATCAATAGGTATATAAGAACAATTATATCCTGCTATATTTTCTCTTTCTAATGCAGTACCTGCAGTCATTAAAGCTCTCATAGAAGGCATAACAGAAAGATTAATAATATTATCTTCTATTTTTCTCCACACTTCATCTTCTAATTTTACACCTAAATTTTTATCTAAATGTATTTGAAAGAAGTTAGTTAATCTTGTTACTGTTTCTATCCATGTTTCTCTTCTACCTTCATCAGGTAGCCAACGTGCATATCTAGATGCATGTATAAATGTTTGATATTCTGTAGGTAAATAATTATTCCCCATATTCTGTCTCCAATATCATTTCTAAATAATGTATTGCTTTATGTATATCTTTAGCTCCATCACCTTTTCTTCTATGTCTAGTAATATATTTTAAAGCATTACCTTCACAGAAAGTTAAATTGTTTTCCATAATATAATCAATAGGTTGTATCTTACAATCTTTATAATGTTGACCACCTACTTGTTTGTTACGAGCAGCTAATTTTTTTATATCAGTTTTTTTAAATCCATTATTTTTAACTGTTTCTTTAATAGCTTCATCCATCATTCCCATTTTATTTATATCCTTTCTTTAAAATTTACTAACAATATAAGCAACAATAACTATACCTATACCTAATAATACTCCTATCATTAAATAAGTTACCATAGCTTCTTCATAAGGAGTTAAGTATAGCATCATTGATTTAATATTTTGTTAATTCTTTTTCTAACATATTTTATTTCTTTAGATTCTAAAACTTTATATGCAAATCCTCTTACATATGTAGGTTCTAGTCCTGCATTTTCACATACTAATTCAAAATTAGAACAGGTAACACCTACGGATGCAAAGAACCACGCTTTTGCTTGGTCTCTAGCAACTATAGATGTTTCTGTTTCTGTTTTCTTTCTTGGTTTTGTCGCATCCAAAAGAGCTTGAAGAATAACTGCAAGAAATAATAATTTTTCTGGATCGCTTTCTGTTTTTTCTAAGTATTCCGTATAAAATATTTTATTTTTTTCTTGCATTAAGATTACGTAACATTTATTTCTTCCACATCAGGTAACCTTTTAACTTCCGTAAGAAACCTAATACCTTTTGCATACTTGAAAGCTCTGAGTCCTTTCCCTTGGTTTGAATCGGACCAACATACCACTTTATGGTTGCAATATATACACCCAAGAGGTAACTTAAAGTTCCCACTTTGTCCATCAGGAATATCTTCGTAGCATTTAGGAGGCTCTTGATCTTTCTGTAATACTTTTTTAAGATGCTTGACTCTGTCTTTTGCATTTATCATCTCCATATCATGTAATTTTAATAAAGCTAGATTACCATTCTGTTTATCAATAGCAAAGAAAGCAGCTTCTTTATCGCCATTAGCTTCTGCGTAAGCTGAAATCTGAGGTATATAACCAAATGGATCATCTTCTGTTAATGTACCATAAGCAAACTTTTTAAAAGAAGTAGCTGATGCACTCTTAACATCAACTAATACTCCATCTATTCTACAATCTTGATGCCCAACTACTTCATCTACCTTTACTTCTTTTTGTTCATCAGAGACTGTGTGTCCTGCTAGTTTAGCAAAAGCTAATAATAAAGATTCTAATATATGACCATATAAAAACTTTATTCTAGTTGCAGGAGTAAATTGTTTTTCTTTATTCTTTGTTTTAGAATCATACCATAGTTGTCTATCTGGTTTTCCTATAGATGATAGTCTTAAGTTATGTTTACCTACTGGTTCGTTGTAAAGATATTCATAAACATGTGCTTGTACTTCACGACCTAATTGTTCTGTTATCTTAGTCGCTTCTTTCTTAGACACACGAGACTTATTGGATAGGTCAAATAAGCTATAAACATCTTGTACTAAAGTATCTATTGTTTTCATAATAAAAAAGGGAGTAGTAAAAATGAACTAAAAACTACTCCCCTGTTCCTTATATTAAGAGGAAAAAGCTGCAGACGTTGCTTCGTTTGATGAATAACCACCTTTATGTACATCAAAAGCTTCATCTGAATCCGTATCATAAGGAATTAAGTTAACTACCTGCACTGATTTTAAATCTGCTGAAGTTCCTTTTCTTCCTTTGAACTCCCAATCATATGTAGAATAGAGAACATTTACTTCAGAACCATTTCCTATTAAAGTAGTAGGCATAACTCTCTTTTGAGAATCCACTAACTCAGGTGAACGATTCATTGCACCATCTTTTCTTCTAACTTTTCTTTTAATTGTTACATAATCTCCTCTATCATCTCCTTTATTCTTGATAGTAAGACCATCTGCTTTAAGCTGTTCGACTGCTTTCTTATTTAAATTACCTACATCTACTGTCCATACTCCATCTGCATCAAATGTTGTGTTTGGTGTGGCAATAGATGCCCAATAAGCTTTGCCATTAATAACTGACATATAATTAACTCCTTTTACTGTTATAATATACTAAGTATATTGTTATTAAAATTAAATTATTACATATTTTTATTATAAAGTCAATACTTTTTTAAATAAAAATACAATAAACAAAAATAAAAAAAAATTAATGTGTTTCTGCCCATGTAAGTCCTTGTTTCCATTCACTATCTAACTTACATTTTATATCTAATTCTTTTTCTGTTCTAGTCATAGCTTCTTTCGTAATAGTTCCAAACTTATCTACGTCTGTATTCTTAACTTCAAATTGATATTCATCATGTATAGAAGCAACAAGCTTTGCATCTATACCTGAATCTCTTATCATACTTATCATGCTAATTAACCATTGTTTACATACTATGGCACCAGCACCTTGCAGTAATGTATTTAAAGCACTATGAGGACTGCGTACTTGGAATACTCTACCATCTAATCCTTTAATGATTCCTTTTGTTCCAGCTTCTTGTACTCTATTTCGTAAGTTCTTAAGAGCTGGCATGTTAGATAAGAATCTGTTAACTAATATTTGTCCTTGTTTAGCATCACCACCTACAACTTTACCTATCTTAGCAGCTCCTGCACCATAGAGAAAAGCATATATAAATGTCTTTGCTTGATCCCTATCAGTTATTCCTGCCATTTTCATATTAGCTGTATGTATATCTCCATTTAATAATTCATTAGTAAAATTAGAATCATCCATATAATGTGCTAAACATCTTAGCTCAAGTCCACTCGCATCAGTACCAACTAATGTATAGTTTGATGGATCAGATACTGTCCAACATTCTCTACAATCTTTACCATATGGAGAATATATTGCAGGGACTTGAGCCATATTAGGAGAATTATGAGCCATTCTTCCTGTAATGGTTTTAAGTGTCATCACTCTACCATGTACTTTCCCATCATCTTGGCATGACTCAATCCAAGATTTAATTTGGGAAACTCTTTTTTGTAATAGTAAATATCTAGAAAACATTTTAGCTTCTGGCATATCAATATGTTTAAGAACTTCTTCATTAACTATTATATTACCTTTGTCTGTTTTAAGATTAGGTTTCCATCCTTTTTCTATTAGACGTTCTGCTATTTGTTTTCTACTACCAATATTAAATGGTATATATTTTACTTTAGTTTTTAATTGAACCTCTGTAGGAGGAAATATATCTTTAGCTTTATTAGTTAATGTATCAGCTTCATCTTCTAAAGATGCCATTAATGTAGTAGCTTTCTTAAGATCTAAAGTAAATCCATTCTCTTCTTGTTCATCTATAATAACTCTTACTGCTTTTTCTAAATCAATAGACCTAGTAGAAAAGTTTATTTTTTCTTTATCTAATTCATTCATAACTTTATGTGTTATGTTTACATCTTGCTTACAATACTCTAACATCTCTGGCGTATAAGTATTAAAAGAATCTATATTACCTTTAGGAAAATTTAATTTTTCTCCCCATGAACCTAGTCCATGTCCTATTTCTCTAATAGGATTAAATAACTGTGACTCTATTAATGTATCTCTTACTTGATTAGGTTTAATAGACGAATCAGTAAATTTATTTAAGATAGGAGCATCAAAAGATAAACCATTATGCATAATAAATTCATTTATATTTTTACTCCATTCTCCAAACTGTTTAGTATCTTCTTGTACCCATTCTTTTATCGTATTAGTTTTAGGACACTTAGCTACTATACAATGTATCTCTGTAGTTTCATTCTTAAAACCATTTGTTTCTATGTCAACTATCGCTGGCATTTTCTTTCTCCTCTAATATACTTGAAACATAAAACTCTTCATCCACATATGTAAAACTATCTGGTTTCTCATATCTTTCTGCTCTTTGTTGTGCTGCCTTTTCATCTTTAGCTTCTATTTCTTTTCTAAAGTAATGAATCTTTTTAGCATACAAAGTAAATCTAGGCATTAGTTTCTCCTTTATCTTTTACTTTAAGTATTTTTAATAATCTTTCTTTTTCATTTAATTCATCTTCTATTGATGCAGTAGTAGTATGTAAAGTAAAATCCCATTGACCATCATCT